ACCTGGAGGACCTTTTGCCTCTCTAGGCGACGCCATCAAAGACGCTTGTGTTGAACTGCGCCTTGCCCTGCAAGAGATGGACAAATGACCGACTGGCGCGACCACCTAACCCCCGACGAGGCAAAGCGCCTTGACGAGATCGAGGCGGAAAAGCTGGCTTTGCGCCGTGAGCATCGCCGCATCTTTGATCGTGCCCGCAAGCGCGCAGTAAGGGGCTTGCAATCTAAATCAGGATAGCGCATAAAGTTTGGGCGGCAACGAAGGATGAGTTCGCGCCGCCCGTTTTGCTTTGACAAGCTCTCTATAGGCTAGCGAAACGGACAATGCAAGGTTCGATTTGGCGCATAGCCTACTCATCCCGAAAAGCTGCCTTGACCGACCACGCGCGCCGAGTTTTTCCGGCAAAGTGCAATCGGTCACAACGTGTTGAGTGCCACGTGAATAGGCTCCAGGGGTTCTTTTGCCTGTAATCAAGGGATGCCTCGGGTATTTACCCCCGTACCGCCGATGCTTGAACCGAGCTAAGGCATAACTGGACTTCACGTGCCGCCCGCAAGGGTGACTAAATTCTGGACCACGCAGACAATCGGTGGAGACTTCGTTGGCCGCGACCTGAAAGGGGCAAGGCAGTCCAGTACAAACGAGGCTAAAGGTTTAGGTGATCCCGTTGCTTTCTTATGGAAGCACCTCAACGGGGGGACGGGCTGTATTTAACACACATTACCCAAGGGGATAGGAAAATGTTCAAGGCTGATTTGCAAGGAATGCAGGCGTGGGCTGAAGGGCTTATGGCAAGCCGTCCCGCAGATTTCGTGATTGGTGACGATTACCTGCGGCGTTGGTGGGTTATTCCCCGCAACGAGTTCAGCAACGTATATCTGCACGACATTCGCGCCAGCGACGACGACCGCGCCTTTCACGATCACCCATGGCCGAACACATCGCTTCTGCTAACCGGAAGTTACATTGAACATACTCCGGAGGGTGTATTCACTCGTCAGGCTGGTGACGTTATTCAACGCGAAGCTCATGCCCTGCATAGACTGGAAGTGATACCGGGGCAGCGCGTGATAAGCCTATTTATGACGGGGCCTGCCGAACGCGAGTGGGGTTTTTCCTGTGGCCATGGATGGGTCCACTGGCAGGATTTCGTCAATGAACGCGACACAGGGCAGATTGGTCGCGGCTGTGGTGAGCATGACAATCTTTCGCCGGTTAGCATAATCGGAACGGCGGAACGTGCCTAAACAACCCATTTTACCCAAGGAGATAGGAATGGACGCGCGAAGGGTTAGGTGGTTTAGTGACGGAGCCGCCAGTGCGGTTGCCACGAAATTAGACATCCAAAAGTACGGGGTTGAGGCAGGCCCTGTAGTTATTTGCGACACTGGGGCGGAGGACGAAGATAACTATCGTTTCCGCGCCGAATGCGAAGCCTGGTTCGGCTGCTCAATCACCGTCATCAAGTCGGAAGAATATGAAAGCGTTTTTGACGTTTGGCAGAAGCGTCGGTTCATGTCCGGGCAGAATGGCGCTCCATGCACCAAGGCCATGAAGTTTGTGCCCCGTCTCAATTTTGAAGAATACGGCGACATACATATTTTCGGCTATACGGCTGATCTGAACGATGTGAAGCGGGCAGATCGGTTGACCGGGGAATTCCGTCCTGGCTGTTTTGAAACACCGCTTATTTCTCGCGACATCACCAAGGCCAACTGCCTCGCCCTTTTGGAGGGCGCAGGAATTGAGCAGCCGCGCACCTATGCGATGGGATTCCCGAACGCGAATTGCCTTCAGTTCGGTTGTGTGAAGGCGCAGTCACCCCGCTATTGGGCGCTGTTCCGCCAGCAATTTCCCGACAGGTTTGAGCGGACTGCGGTCCTCGCGCGAGAGCTAGGTGTCAAACTGGCGCAGATGGGTGAAGAGAAAGGCAAAAATGGGGAACGGATCGTCATTCGCGGCTTCATTGACGACATTCCGGAAGACTTCCCGACTACGGATGCAATCGCGCCCACTTGTGACCTTTTGTGCTCCATTAACGCACAAGATTTATCCGATGCCTAAGCAACCCATACCAGCCAAGGGCTTCACGGAATGCCATGGACGCAGACCCTCAGGCTTTGCGCGTCTAAGCCCTGAGACAAAGGTATATGCCCAGATACGTGGAGGTAACGGCACACGCGGATGGGTAGACCCTGTGCCATGGAAGCTGGAGCGCATACGCTGGACACATGACGGATCGGCGGGCGATGTTGTGGGAGTTCGGTTGGTGGAATAAAATGTTCTTGCAAAGGTGCTGACATTATGTCAGACAATGGTTGTGGAAATTGGTCCACTGGAGAAAACGAAATGAAATTCAAGGTTGAGAAAAATATTCCGTTACCTGGACGAGCGGGGCGGATGCCTAAGTATCCTTGGAAGGCTCTTGAGGTCGGCGATAGTTTCTTGGTGCCGAGCGAAGAAGTTCCGAAAAGTGGGCAGGGCACAATCTCTAATTGCGCAAATGCGGCTTTGGGTGCGGGTAATTTTCGAACAGCCAAAGTTGATGGCGGTGTTCGAGTCTGGCGCTTGGCATGACCAACGCTGAATTCGAGAGTGCGCGCCACACGCTGAAGATGACAAAGCCCGAAATGGCGGCTGCGCTTGGGCTTGGCAAAAACGGATGGCGCACAATCCTTCGCATTGAGCAAGGCGCAAACATCACAGGGCCGATGGCTTTGGCGGTGCAAAAGCTTCTCGATGATGCTGGCAAAGGCAACTGACATGATCACCCGCGTAACAACCCAGAACGGCCAGGTTCTAGGCGAGTGGGAAACCCAGCACCCTATCCGGGCTGGCGAGGTTATCACCGATGGCGGGCAGGAATACGAAGCCATGTTCTATCAGGGCGGTGGTTTGATTGTGAGGGAGTGTAAGTGATGGATGAGCGAGAGGCTATTGTGGCTTGGCGGAGGCCTCGCACCACAAAGCCCACCACTTCCACCACTGCGCAGCCCGTGACGAGCATATGCGCCTAGAACGCGCCAGAAGGATGGCAAGAGCGGCAGTCAGGAGTGTTAGGCATGGGTGAGCTACTGAAGCTGGTTGATCGTGTTGAGGCGCTTGAGGCGCCTGATCGTGGTATTGATTGGGAGATACATTGCCGTGATGGCCTTGATGGAGTTGGAATGTATGGCGATCACCCAACCTACACCGCCAGCATCGACGCAGCCATGACGCTTGTGCCAGAGGGGATGCGGGTAAATCTAAGCGAGTGGGATGATGAAGAACACCTGAGGCGCGCGGGACCTTGGCAGTGCATACTTTCGGTCGCTGGGACATGCCACGCCAACCCATTTGATGCACGTTGCGATCATGCCGCCACTCCCGCGCTAGCCCTAACCGCAGCAGCCCTGAGAGCCCGCCATGACTAAAACAAGCGACCAAGAGGTGAACCAGGCGGATCGTGAGGCAATGACATGTATTGAGAACAAGTTCATGGATGCTGTTTGGGATGCACTGAAAACGAGAACGAACGATTTGCGGAGGCAGCAGAGGATTCTTAGCGCTTTTCGGTTGGCAACGGCCTCACTCAATAATCTAAGGCAGAATGCCCCGGAGACACCCAATGACTGACGCAGAGACAGAGCGCGCGGCAATCGAATTGCTTGGGAGTGTTTCAAGCGGAATGGCCGACATCATGCGCCTTACGAAATACAAGCGCGTCTGCGTAACCCTGAATACTGACGGCGGGTGGCAGATCGAATACAGCACAGAAGCGACCCCGGAGAATAGCCATGAGCAATAAGATCGACTGGACTAAGCCGCTGGAGGCGTATCATCCTGATGGGAGGGTTGTGGAGGTGGAATTGGAAAAAGGCGTCACCGGACCTAATGAAGACGGGGATTGGGAAATTGACGGTTTCGAAATAGACGAGCATTTTTTTGGTTCTGACGGGGATGGAGTTAACTGGCGCATCCGCAACCGCACCACAAAGCCCGCCAATTCGCCTTCGCCGGAGTTGGTGGAGCGGATGGTGGCATATTGCCGCATTCGTGCATTTGATGGAAGCAGGGAGGCGAAAGAAATTATGGCAGAACTAGAGCAGGTCGATCCTGACTTGGAGTTGGCGCGGGAGGTATGCGCGGCGAACAGCAGGCACGGCGGAAGCAATTACATTGGCGGCGATTACGATGACTGTTTCGCAATGCAATGCATTATGGCCGCAATCAAGCGCGTTCGAGCAGAAGGGGCGGGGGGATGAGTGAGGAACCGAGAAACGTGGCTTATTGCAGCCTAGATAGCTTCGACAAACTGATGGAGAGAGTTCCGATAGACACTGATTCGAGGCTGTCTCAATTTCTTGGTCTGAACGTGGTTTCAACACCATTCATGCCGAACGGGATTGTTCGGGTGGTTCATGCTGACGGTCGCGTCCAGATCATCAAAATCGAGCCTTCGGAATACTACGACTAACCCCCTTCCCTTTCAGCCGCAAAGAGGTTACATGAGGGGTATGGCTAGGCCGACTGACTATAAACAAGAATATGCCAAGCAAGCGATGAAGCTTGCGGAACTCGGTGCAACAGATCAGGAGGTGGCAGACTTCTTCGACATTGATGTGCGAACTGTGTATCGCTGGAAGCATGATCAAGAAGAGTTTTGTCAGGCCTTAAAAGCTGGTAAGGACGTCGCAGACGATCGGGTGGAGCGCAGCCTCTACCAGAAAGCTATCGGTTACGAGCAGGAAGAGGTGAAGATATTCATGCCTCAAGGTCGCGAAGAACCTGTCTACGCGCCTTTCCGCGCCAAGGTGGCGCCAGATACCACGGCGGCTATTTTCTGGCTCAAGAACCGACGCAGCCAAGACTGGCGGGACAAGCAGGAAGTTGAGCATAGCGGCGAAATGGCGGTTACGACCAAAGAGCAGCGCGATGCAGCCGTAGCAGCTGCCATTCGTGCAGATGGCTAGCACTCCTGCGCTTACTGCCGAGGACTATGCCTTTTCCCGGCTTATCGCGTATGCCGCTTATCAGTGGCCAAACTACAAAGATGCACCTCACCATAGGCTTATCGCGCGTCATCTAGAGGCGGTCGAGCGTGGTGACATTAAGCGTTTGATGATCACCATGCCTCCGCGTCATGGTAAATCCATGCTGGCCTCCGAGTTCTTCCCTGCATGGTATATGGGCCGCAATCCCGATCACTACGTCGTCACAGCAACCTATGCGCAGGAACTGGCCGATGACTTCGGGCGCAAGGTAAAGAACCAGATCGAGGATGAAGCCTATGCGGCTATATTCCCCGGTGTTGGGCTGGCTGACGATTCCAAGAGTGCCAAGCGTTTCCACATCGAAGGAAAAACTGGCGGGTTCGAACATGCCACCAAGCAACGGGGCGCGTTCTATGCCGTTGGTGTCGGTGGCCCGCTGACAGGCCGCGGCGCCCACCTGTTGCTGATCGATGACCCGGTTAAAAACCGCGAAGACGCCGACAGTGAGATCATGCGGCGCAAGATCCGCGACTGGTACACCTCGACAGCCTACACACGTCTGATGCCCGGTGGCCGCGTGGTTATCATCCAGACTCGCTGGCACGAGGCAGACCTTGCTGGCTGGTTACTTGAAGAGCACAAACACGAAGGCTGGACGGTTCTCGACCTTCCCGCGATCAATGACGATGGCGAGGCGTTGTGGCCTGAGCAGTATCCTGTCGAAGACCTGCAGCGGATCCAGCGCGCATTGCCTCCGCGTGACTGGTCTGCGCTCTACATGCAGCGCCCCGCACCCGACACAGGTGATTACTTCAAGCGTGAATGGATCATCGAGACGGATACCACCCCCCCGCGCGAAACCATGCAGATATTCGGTGCGTCCGATTATGCCGTGACAGCAGATGGCGGCGACTACACCGTGCATGTCGTGATGGGCATCGATCACACCGGACGCTTGTGGCTGCTGGATCTATGGCGGCAACAGGCATCGTCTGACGTGTGGGTGGATAGCCTGTGTGCTCTGGTGCGCCAGTGGAAGCCTATCGGATGGGCAGAGGAAACGGGACAGATCAAGTCAGGCGTCGGCCCGTTCCTTGTTAAGCGCATGCTTGAGACTGAAGCCTACGTAGCCCGCGAGCAATTCCCGACGCGGGGAGACAAGGCGGTGAGGGCGCAGTCCATCCGTGGCCGCATGGCTATGCAGGGGCTGCATGTGCCTAGAGGCGCGCCGTGGCTGCCTGCATTGATCAGCGAGATGATGTCGTTCCCGGTTGGCAGCCATGACGACCAATGCGTTGTCCCGGAAACTTTGGTGGCTACTCCAGATGGAGACAGGCGGATAATTGACATACAGCGTGGAGATTACGTCTTCACCCCGGCAGGGCCACGAGAGGTTCTAGAGTCTCGCGTGACCACTTGTTCTGCAAAAACTGTCAGGGTTAAATTCTCCAATGGGGCGCATGTTGATTGCACGCCCAATCATCCTGTTTTTGTTTCGGGAAGGGGCTTTGTTCGAGCGGACACTTTGGGTATAGGAGATGCTGTCGAAGTTATTGGAGCGAGGCTATGCGTAAGGGATCTACAAAGGGTGAAGTGGTGGAATATCGGGGCAATCGATACCGCCGATACCCGAACAGCAAAAACCGCACTCATTCCCGCTATTTTTATGCAACTGAGCCGAGGCGTGGCTTCTTGCATCGCCATGTTTGGGAGGATGAGCGCGGGGTTATCCCGGAAGGCTGCGAAATTCATCACATCGATGAAGACACGACGAACAATGCGATTTCCAATCTTCAGTGCCTTACCCGCGCTGAGCACCGCAAGTGCCACCCTTTGCGGGGCAGCGCCATGGAGGACCAGTGCCGGCACCTTTCTAAAATCCGACATCTTGCCGCAGAGTGGCATGGTTCAGACGAGGGCAGAAAATGGCACGCCGAGAATGGAAGGCAGTCGTGGGCCAATCGCCGCTCTTGGGCTCAGGTTTGCGAAGAATGCAGCCAAGAATATCAAGCGTATTTTGAGCGGTCGCGATTCTGCTGTCGTGCATGTGCTCAGCGTAACAGAGCAAAGCGGGCTAAGGCCGGTCTGTAATCTGACGGTTAAAGGCGAGCACGTTTATTACGCCAACGGTATACTGACACATAATTGCGACGCTCTGGGCCTAGCCGGTCAGCTCATTGCAAAAATGGATTTTGGTGCTACACCTGAAGACGCTAAACCGAAACCGGGAGCGCCGCCGCGTGTTGTTGCAGATGGCGTCATTGCTCCACCATTGAGGGCACAGCGTAAGTGGTAAACGATCCCAAGCAATTCGCGGGTGATGACAAGCAGCAGCGCGACAAGGCTTCACAGCCTATTCTCGACTCCCTTCAGGGCGCGCGGGATACGTTCGAGAACTGGGACACCACATGCAAGGTTATCGATGACCTGTATTCGCGCGAAGGCTATCACTACAACCAGTTGATGGAAGCCTATGGTGGTGCCGACTGGCAGGATTCGCAGATGGACCTGTTCTGGTCGTCTTCGGAAGTGCTGAAGCCCGCTATCTATGCGAAGCCGCCTATCCCTGCCGTATCTCCCATCTTCAAGGATGGCAGCCCGGTCAAGATCACCACTGCCGAGATGCTTGAGCGCACGGCGATCTCCACGTTCAAGAACAGTGGCATCGATGAGGTTATGTATGGCGTCCGCGATGACCTGATATTCACCAATCGCGGGGTGATGTGGCTGCGGTACGAGGACGACAACGGCAAACGGGTGTGCTTTGATCATCTGGACCGTGACGACTTCCTGCATGAGCCGACGCGCAAGTGGTCGCAGGTTGGCTGGGTTGCTGGCGGGTTCTGGATGAGCCGCGACGAGATCAAGAAGCGGTTTACGCGCATGTCCGACAGGCAGCTTGATCAGATCAAGTTCACAGACAAGCGCGACAAGAACTCTGCGGGCCGTGAATCGCTGGAAAGCAAGGCCAAGGTATGGGAGGTCTGGCACCGCGCGAACAACCGCGTGTATTGGGTAACGGAAGGGCTGGACGTTTACCTTGACGACAGCGAGCCGCACCTGAAGCTTGAGGGCTTCTTCCCCTGTCCCAAGCCTGCCTATGGCACACTGAAGCGCCGCACGCTTATCCCTGTGCCCGATTTCGAGCGTTATGCTTCGATGTTTGCCCAGATCAATCGCCTGACGGGCCGCATTTACCTGCTTCTCGATCAGGTGAAGATGAAGGGCCTTATTCCTGGGGGTGGGGATATAGGCGAGGCCATTGAACGGCTGATGTCCGAGAATGACGATCAGCTATTGATTGCCGTACCGGGAGCCGCGCTGATGGAAGGCGGGGCCATGGTTGTCTGGCTCCCCATGCAGGAGCTTGCAGCGGCTATTACGGGCCTGATCGATGCACGCCGTCAGTTGATAGACGACTTCTACCAGCTTTCCGGCATATCGGACATCATGCGCGGGGCTACCGAGGCAGAGGAAACCTTGGGCGCGCAGCAGATGAAGGCGCAATACGGTTCCGTTCGGGTTCGCTGCAAGATCGATGAGCTTCAGAGGCTGGCGGCTGATGCCGTTAAGATAGCTTCCGAGATTATTGCGGAAGAGTTCGACGCAAAGACGCTGCAAGAGATGTCGCAGATGGAATTGCCGACGCGGGCAGACATCAAGAAGCGCATTAAGCAAATCGAGGACGCTGCGGAGGAAGAGTTAAACGCTCTTGAGCAGCAGGCAAGCGAGATGCAGGGGCAGGTCGAAGATCCGCAGCAAGCGGAGCAGATGTTCCAGCAACAGCAGCAGGCTATCATCGGCAAATATGGCCCGATGTTGGAGGAAGCTGAAAACCTCGTCCCGATTGATGACGTGGTCGACCTGTTGCGGGACGACAAGGCGCGCTCGTTTGCTTTCGAGATCGAAACCGACAGCACCATTCTCACCGATGAACTGGCCGAGAAACAGGCGCGGGCCGATTTTATCACGGCATTCAATGGCGCAACGCAGGGCCTTATGTCGATTGCCAGCATGGGCGAGGCAGGGGCTAAACTTGCGGGCGAGATGCTGAAGTTCAGCTTGGCTCCCTATCGCGTCGGCAGGCAGATGAACTCCGCGATTGACGAGTTCGTGAAACAGGCACCGTCCATGATTGCCAGCCAACAGGGTGAGGGTGATCAGGAAGGCGTCGCGGCACTGGCTGAGGCTGAGATGCAGAAGGCTCAAGCGCAGATGGCCAAGGTCGAAGCTGATAGCGCGCTCAAGCAGGCTGAAAACCAGCGCAAGTTTGCCGAGTTGCAGGTCAAGGCACAGAAGGATCAGGCGGATGCAGCGGCCAAGATGGCCAAACTGGAGCAGGACGCCAACGCCAACGCAATCAAGGCGCAGGAAGCTATGGCCAAGGTAGATCTGCTACGGGCGCAGACCATGAAGGCAATGGCTGAGGCCGGTATTGCTATCGACACGGCGCAACTGGACGAGTTCAAGTCTCTTGCGGACATCGACATCAAGCAAAGCCAGGAGCAGCGCGCTATCGTGAACGACCAGCGCCAAGCAGAGCGTGCCGACCGGCAGGAAGTGCGCGAAGTGATGTCACCGCCTGAAGAACGGGAGTTTCCGGAATGAACGGATTTCCTGTTTCTGTGATTGACGAAGGCGGAATTGCTGTAACTGCCGTCGATAGCGGCGCACCTTTGGCTAGCGTCGTATCCGATGGCGGGCTGGCCATAACTCTGGTTGATGAGGGTGGTATTCCCTTGGTTCTTGAAGAGGAAGTATAATGGCAGATGCAACAAGACTGATGGGGTTGGGTGTTGATGGCCCTACCGCTGTTGAAATGGCAGCGCAGATCGAAGCGCAGGTAGGTGATGCCGACCGGCTGAAGGAGTCTGGCGTGGTTCCTGAACTGGCGACCGAACTTGCGGCCCAGATCGACGCTGCGGGCACTACGAACGCGCCTAAGCTGGTCGCGCATAGCATGATCCCGAATGTGGCGGTTGAGATCGTGGCGCAGATCGAGGCGGACCGCGCTGAATAGCTTGTGACGGGGATTAGGAGAAACGAATATGGCCGATATTGAAAAGATCCGCGAAGGCACGGTGTCCGACGCCGAAAAGAAACTGGCAAGCCTGTCGGATGCCGAATTGAAACAGCTTCAGGAAGACGAGAAGGGCGACAAGGCGCGTACCACACTGCTTGAGGCTATCGAGGCCGAGCAAGACAAGCGCGGTGATACTGTCGAGGAAACAGTTAGCGCCGCACACAAGCGTGGGCGTGAAGCTTTCCGCCATGGCATCCCGCGCGACAGCAGCCCTTATCTCGACAAGGAGCGCGATGACTGGCAGGCTGGTTGGGATTTCCAGAAGGATTCCTGATGCCACTGTATGACTTCACTTGCCAGGATGGCCACCGCTTCGAACGGTTCGTCAAACTGGAAAACTTCGGGGAGCGGCAGGATTGCGATTGCGGTTCTGTTGCTTCCCGCATTCCCTGCGCCCCCATGGTGGTTTCGGACTGCATAGAGCCGCGTTATGGGGCTGATGGCAAGTTGCATGACAGCCTATCATCCTATCGCCATTCACTTACGCCTGAAGGCAACGCGAAGGGCGAGCGGTATTTCGAGCTTGGCAGCAATGAATCGATGCCTGAAGTCAAGCCGAAGGAATCGACCGAAGAAAGCCGCCGCGATTCCATCAAGAAGGCCATTGCCGATGTAAAGGCAGGCCGTGTTCCACCTCAACCAGTGACGGGGATTCCAGCATGACCGATCTAGACGTTTCAACCAGCCTAGAGCCTATCGAAAGCTCCGACATCAGTGGAGGCGGTCAGCCGCACATTCCCGCTGATGAGCCCGCTGCTGTCGAGGAACAGGAAAAGCCTAAAACGGTGCGCGATGCCGTATCGAAGGCCCTGAAGGACAGCAGCAAGGAAGAAACCAAGGATGACGCCGACACCGCCAAGGGAGCCGAGGGGGACAAAGATGGCGAGGCCAAAGGAAAGGCGCTCGAAGCCGATAAAGCCGACGCCAAACCCAAGGAAGAGACAAAGGCCGAACTGAAGGCGGAAGATAAGCCCGAGGCCAAGGCAGAGCCCAAGGCTGAGACGGAAGACAAGCCGGGTCATTATCAGGCCCCAAAGAAGTTTCTGCCCGACGCGCAGGAAAAGTGGCTCAATGTGCCGCGCCCCGTCCAGCGCGACATCGACAATATGACGCGCGAGCATGAAGCCGAAGTGACAAAACTTCGCGAGGCTACGGAGCGGTATGAGAGCATTCGCCAATTCGATGAACTGGCGCGCAGCAACGGGCGCGAACTGACTAAAAGCCTGACAAAGCTTAACGAGATCGAAAACCTGATGGAGTCGAACCCCTACGCGGGTTTGAACATGATCCTTCAGGAGATTGGTCCGCGCAAGCCGGATGGTTCGGCTATTTCGCTCTATGACGTGGCGCAATATGTCGCCCAGCAAGGCCCTGAAAAGTGGCAGCAGATGGTGGCGCAGCGTCCGCAACAGCAGGAGCGGTCTAACCCTGAGGTCGAGCAGTTGAAGCAGCAGATCGCGCAGATGCAGGTCCAGCAGACCACACAGTCTGTAGTCGAGCCATTCAAGGCGCAGCATCCCCGTTTCGATGAATTGCGGGATGATATTGCAATGTTTCTCAATTCTGGTAGGATACCAACCAGCTTGAGCGCGCCTGACCGTCTGGCAGTGGCTTATGACATGGCTGAGAGGCTTAATCCTCCTTCCAATGTCGAGCAGCCCGCCACACAGGCAAGCCCTGACGTAGACAGCCGTGTTGATTCCTCCAACGGCAGCAAATCCATCAAGTCCGCGCCGGGTTCTGTTTCTGCTGAGATCGAGCCTAAACGCGGTGGTTCAATCGACAGCATTCTCAAACGCAATATGCGCGCTTCGAGAATGGCAGGCTAAAGGTTCAGGAAAATGCCTATCAATCCCGTAAGAAACTACGGTCAGGCGCTGACGATGAGCGTTGCAGAACGTTCGTCGGAGGTTCGGGACATCGTTTACGATTCCACCCCGCTGACCAGGATCCTCAAAGATGAGGATCGTATTCAAACCAAGAGCGCGAGCGGGCCGGAACTCCGTATCCCGGTCGAGTTCGACAAGTTGCAGGCACAGTGGTTCACTGGCTACGACAAGATCGCAATTACCCCGAAGGAACTGCTGAACTCGGCAGTATTCAACTGGGCACGTGTCGTGGCTCCGTTCTCGCTGAACGGCACGGAAATGCTCTTCAACCAGAATGAAGCGGAAATCATCGATCTGATGAGCTTCTACATCTCGGCTGCGGAGAAATCGGCCAAGGAAGCTTTCGAGCTTGGCATGGTATCGGACGGCACCGCCGATGGGGGTCGCCAGATGATCGGTTTCGGCGGGTCCATCCCGACCACTCCGAACACCGGCACCTATGGTGGTATCAGCCGTGCC